ACTCGTGGTTTTTACCATCTGGATTGATTGGTGTCATGCCCATCACAGATGGTCTGTGGGTTACTCTTGACAACCTCAACGGATCACCAGGCTTGATCTCATCAATCGGTATGTGCTCCCAAGTATAAGCGCCACCACCATTGTAAATACCAACCAACGTGATTAAAGTTTCCTCATCTGGATCTTTGCCAAGCCTTTCTGCCATTCCGTTCCATTCGGCAACAGGATCAAATCTTTCGTAAAAGTTTGCACCCTTGCTAACAGTCTTGGTGTAGGTATTGACTTCATTGTCAGTGTTACAGGTTATATACATCATTCGTTCCATGGGATCCCCCTATATTTATTATTAATTAAAAAGAACATATTTGTAATATGCCAGAGTTTGCAATTATATGCAATTATTTATTTACATTATTTTGCAATTATTTACAGGCCAAAAAAAAGGGCCCGTGAGGGCCCTCTTTTGTAATACTGAGTAATAAAGTGTATTACGACTTCAAATTATGCACCTTGAGATCCATAGATTCCTCTCCAATCAGAGAAACCGAAGGAATATCTTTCTCTAGCCTTATATCTGATGTTGCCAGTTGAAAAGTCTGGTTCCATAGAAGTCTCCATTGGAGATCTTTGGAACATTTTTAGACCTTCGCCAGCTCCATTGACAGAAGTAAGGATGAAGAAAGCATCTGGATCAGAAAGATAATGATTGACCGCGTAACCACCTGGTAATACTCCAGTGTTTTTAATCGCGTTGATGTCATTATCAGCTGTTCCAGATCGATTCGCAGAGTTCAAAATCCTGTCCGCTACAAAAACGAGCTGCGGAGGAATAATCATCTTTTCCGCTTGGACTGAGATTGTTAATCCTCTGTCATCTGTAAAGGTTGAAATGTCAATTAAAGCATCTTCTAAGGAAGCCTCATTGAGATCCGCCATAGTTGTCGCTCTATTAGCAGCTGTTCCACCACCAGCTAGTGGGTGAGCAGTGTTAATGAGTGATACGCCATCGCCACCAGTAAAACTGGATGAGAAAGCGTTGTTCAACACGTCGGCTCCTTTGGTTTCTTTAGTATTAGCCATAGATTTAGCCAATGCTTTAACATATCGTTTCCCCAGAGAGTCATAAAGGTTGTCTTCGACAGCTTCTTCTGTAAGTGCAAATGCAAGCGCAATCGTATCATGCGTATATCTTGCACTGAAACTTTCAGAAGCGTTGTCAAATACAACACCTTGACCTTCTGATTTAACGGGTGCAGAACCAAAACCTGTTATCAACACCTCTTCTTCAAATGCTCTATTTGAATCTTCAATAACGAAAATATCTTCATATTCTCTGTCATAAGAATCATAGGACATTCCGAAAAGTGCATTTAGCCCAGGCTCAAGCTCTTTCGCTAGTTGTGCTCTTGAAATAGCCATTATTTATCTCCTTATGCTAAACCAGCACCTTTCTGCCCCATGATGTGGTTTTGAATCACACATAGAACATTGGTGTTGCTTGACGCTACGTCGTCGTTATCGGGATCCTGGGAGATATCAATCGCTTTGAGCGGTAACGTCGCGGTCGTAGCACCAGTAGTTACATCTAGCTCAGTATTGGATCTTCCAGATTTAGTATCGCCAACGGGTGAACCATCCACGATGTCAAAGTTTCCAAACAGATCGGCTACCGGGAAGGTATCGTCTGCTTGTACTTCAAAGACAACATTAGGATCGTCAATCACGCTTGCGATGATATCCGAAGCAGAAATACTGCCAGGATAATAGTTTTTAAAGACTTGTTCGCCTGTAGTGGGATCGGTGTATGAAACTCCGTTAAACACTCCGACAATCGGAACAGTTCCAGTTGCGGCATGACGTCCTAAAACTCCAGCTGTAAGCTGTGTTACCAAGTCGCCTTGGTAAATTGGAGTTGTGGCGCCACTAGCAATTCTATATCTGGATTGTCCTCCAGAATAGGGTGCTCCGCCCATTTCACGAACAGGTCTTAAACCAAAAGCGGCATCTTTATTTGCCATAAGATTTACTCCTATTAATGTTTATTACTTTTTCCCAAAAGTAACATTAGACTTTCTATCGGAGTTATACTTCACATATCTGCCATCTTTACGAGCTTCGTTAAACATATTGTTATCCAAAGCCTCGGATTTAAGACGGGTTTGTTCTTCGTAATAAGCATTTCGCTCCTCACGAGTCTCAGTTGGTATTTTCGCCAATAGTAAGCCTTCGCTATAAACTAAGCCAGCATGTCTACCTGTTTCCGCTATTGGGTAAGAATATTCATCCGGTAAATCAGAACCTCTTACGAGCTCCCAACCTTCACGGATTCTTCTTGCCACATTCGCTTTATCCTCTTGCCCTAGCATGGATTCTCTTATCCATCGATATTCATATCCTTCTGGAGCTGGAGGTGTCTCAAGTTTTCTTACTGGCCTCCAAGGTTGTCTACGAGATTCTTTAGCGTGAGTCTCGGATTCACGAGATTTTCTGGAATGTATCACTTCATTATTAGATTCGGTCATTTTGCCTCCCTGTTAGCTATTTTTTGTTTTTCTCTAGCAACGGATTTTAACCAGGCATCGTCTGTCATGCCATGTGGTTTGATCCCACGGAGTGTTTCGACTTCACTTTTTGTGAATGATACGCCGTTCTTCTTGCCTTGTGTTTTTTGCCGACTTCCTACGGAAGCAGAGGCGACTCTTTGCACAGCGGGCCTGTCCTCACTTTGTCCGGCATTATCGGATCTTAGATCCGGATAAACTTTGTAAATTCTTGAATTGAGCTCACCATAATACTCTTCTGAATCTGGTTCAAATCCTTCGTTCACCAGGTTCACATGAGTAAAATAAGCATATTGTGTTGCTTCTGGCTCTTGCCCATACCATTTATTCTGCGATTGCCAATCAAGCGCTTCTTGTGTTGGCTTAACTTCTTGTTGCACTTGTTGTGTGTTTTGTTGCGCATTTTGTTGGTAAGGCACATATTGAGCTTGTTGATTGTCTTGATCTTGCTTTTGTTTGGCAATACGAATTTTCTCTTTTTGTATTGAAACTTCGTTTTTTAGGCTATCAGCTTTTGACATAAGATCAGCATCGCCAGCTGCATGAGCTCTTTTGTATAGCTCATTGGCCTCTCTTTCTTTAACCTCAACATTTTCTTCTTCTTTCACGAGTAAATTTTGTTGAGCTTGGAGCGCATGTTGATAGTAAGCATGCACTTCTGTTTCTCTTTGCTGCAATGCAGCTTCAAGTTTTGCAGCTCTTTCCTCGGTTGCTCTGTTACGAGCGTTTAATTTATTTATACGCTTAGAAACACCTTTCGTGTATTTTTCTAACTCGTCGTCATTTGAGGCTTCTGTCGTTTCGACTTGTGCTTCGTTTTCAGTAACCTCTACCTCGATATCCTCAACCTCTGGTTGCTGGACTTCTTTTACTTCATTCTCTGTCATAAGCTCACTATATCATCTGGATTGAGAATTGTGGCTATTACTTCATCATCATTGATGATTCGTACCTCTGCACCATCCTCAAGTTTAAACCGAGAGCCAGAGTAGCGCCCTATTAAAACCCATTGTTTTTCTTGACACCAAGGCTCATCCCCAAACCTAGCTTGATCGTTGTAACATTGTGGTCCCATTTTAACCACATAAGCAACCACAGTTGCCAATGCTTCACGATCTACTGTCTCTTTTGCGAGCACAATCCCGCCTTTTGTTTTAGCTTTCCCGGCATAAGGTAAGACCAACATTCTCCATCCTGTCGGTTGCGGCATGCGATCTAATATTGAGGCATCCAGCTTTTCTGGATCTAAAACCAAGTCTGAGGGATCAACATAAGCCTCTGCTACCTTTTTTGCCATAATGTTGTTTTCTGCTACTTCTGACATTATATATCTTTTCCTATATCACTGATTTCGTTTGCAATATAGTATAAAGCAGAAAGCTCTCCTTGCAAATATTTATAATGTTCCATATCTTTTAGACTACCGGACATAAGGGTTTCTTCTATTTGTTTCTCCCTTTGTTCCAATAATCTTTTAATCTTGTCGATTAAAGTTATCTCGTCCATTTATTTTGACTTTTTAGGCCTACCTTTCTTTTTAGCTGGTGCTTTTTTTGCAGCTGCTTTCTTTTTTGCTGGTGCCTTTTTCTTGGCCGCAGCTTTTTTAGGAGCTGGTTTTTCAACCACTTCCTCTTCAACAGGTAATCCAGCTTCAATTCTAGCCATTTTATTGGCTATTCGATCAAGATTTGCCTGGTGTTTTTTCTCTTCTGCATCTTGCGCAGCTTTTAGTTCTTCGGCTTCTTTTAACCTTTCAGCTTCTTTTTCAGCTTTAAGTTTTTTAACCGCTTCCAATTTATACGACGTTGTCATAACAAGCCTCTAATTTTATTTTCTAATTCAAGCAATTTTAAATCTGCATTTTGTTTCAATCTATCAATCGCCACTTCAAGTTTATCATCTGCAATTTGTTTTTGCACATCCATGCGCTCCATCTGTAGTTGGGCGTCGACCATTTTCTCTTGCGCTCTTTGGTCTTGTTTCTGTGCAAACTGTTGATTTTCAAGATCCAATTCTTTGTCTTTAAGGTCTAGCTCCCTTTTTCTGATATCAACCAGTGGATCTTCGCTTCCGCTCATTCCTATCGATTGTAAAAACTCACCAGCTAACTGTGCCATGACAGTTGAGCTCATTTGCTCCATAATCATTTGTATTTGTTGGCCAATCATTTGTGCCTCTTCTGGCGTGACTTGTTGCATCTGTGCTTGGATCTCAGAAATCCTTTGCTGCATTTCTGGCGGCATCTGTTCTTGAGCCATTTGTGCGGCCATAAATTGTAAATGTTGCATGCAATGGCTGATAATCAATGCTTGTACCTGGGGACTTTGCTTGACAATCTCTGTAAAAAATAGACTTCTGTGTGTTTCCAAGTGTGCTTCATGGTTCTGTTCAGCAAATGCTTGCGCTGGTTGTCCCAATAACAAAGTGGAGTTTTCAGTCCCGGCATCCACTGGTTTTGGTGTCATGTCTGGCGGTGGTTGCAATAGTGAATCGACGTTATCCACACCCAGAGCTGCATACATTCTTCTATACGCTTCATAAATGCCCATCGGACCATGTATTTCTGGATTCGATTGAACCATTTGCAATAACTCTTGTGCCAAGGTCACTCTCTGACTTTGTGAGAATATATTGGGATCTGATACTGGAATGATATCTACACGATTATCAAAATCTTGCTGTTTGATCTCACTAGGAGCTGTGCCATTTTGGAATGTGTAAACAGGCGGTAACGATTCGCCAAACACTTTTGAAAGTAAGCCAAACTCTACTTTTTGTGAATGATGCAATCTTTTGTGGATCGCACTCATTACTTTCGTGCCGCGCTCTAGTAAAGCAACTGTGGTGCCGACGGGCATGGCTTGGTTCATATCCCCAACATTCATATCAGCTATGGCCGCGAATCTTTTACCGGAGTCAACCAAGATTCCTAATAACTGCATCAATACATTGCTTGGCTCTTTAATCGGCAAAGGTATTAAGTTTTCTCTTAGAGATCCACCTGTGGTGTCAATATCCCTAAACTCTCCTGGTTGCAATGGATCATCTTCGTCACGGATCCGCATGCCTCTGGCTTTGAAACCAGCTGGCAAATTTGCCAATGTTCCAGCATCGATCAACTGTCTCAATATAGATGTTGATGCTTTTGATAGGCCACCAATCATGTGTGACAGCCCGAGGCCATAAAAACCGAGCCCAGGCATAAACTTGTATTGCACAAAATAATTGATCTTGTTTTTAAGCATATCATTCGGAAGGTAGTTTCTTCTGATTGACAACACTTTTTCTGAATCTTCTTCGATTGTAACGATATATGGCAACTTCAATCCGGTTGGATTGCCGTTTTGGTCCATGTCCTCAAAACCTTCGATATCCAAAACTGTATGTACTTCATAAACTGTTCTGTTCCGGTTTTCTTTGTATGAAGGTGAAATGCCTTGTATCTCATCAATCGCCTCTTCGACATCGGACATATCTTCATTGTATGAATCTGATCCAATATCTACGTCTGCATAAAAACCACTAAGTTGTTGTTTTTTAATTTCATTTGAAGACATGCTTATGGCATGCGTAATACGCTCTGCGCTGCTGATATCAGCTGCTTCGTAAGGCACAATTAAATCTTCTGGTGGTATAAACTTAGAAACCGCTCTGTTTAAAACAAAATCAAAATAAACTTTTTTGAATGTTGATCCGGCCAATGGCAAATAAAATAACATTTGGTCAAGCTCTGGATCATACTCCTCCATTACATTCATTATGTAATAATTCATAAACTCCTGGACTCTTTCTGCCTGGTCTTCTGTCTCGACTGTGCGAGCCCCAACTATTTCTGTTTTTACGGGACCTTTGGCTGGCAGCATCTCTTTGTAAGCTTGGGCTTGAAATTGTGTGACTGCTTCTGCCAATATTGGGTGAATTACACCAGAGCTGCCTTCAAATGGTTGAGATCTACCTTCGTCGAATTTCATACCGAGATATTGCAAGCCCTCGGTGTATGTTTTTTCCCATTCACTTCGTGACTGTTTATCGCCTTTAATTGAGCTCAAAATATCACCAGAAATACTTTGCAGAATGTCGTCTGGCAATAGATCCACTAGATTTGCATTGAAATCATCGGATATCTGCGGTTGATTCGCATCTATCTCATCGTCAATCAATACTTGTTCATTATCAACCAGTATTTGAGCTGCTTCCCTAATTTGATCTTCTCTAGTGGTATCTGGGAAGACTTCAACCGCAGATCCCTGGACTCTGACGTCCGGGTTATTTTCTGTTCCTAACTGTTTGTCAATCGCCATATTTTTTTAGTGTAGCACTCTTGGACTGTGATAATCCATATCAATTAAATCTGTCAGCTCACCATCTACTGACAAACCATGATACTCTGCAATCGTTTCCGCGTCTTTTAAATTTTCTGCATGTATATCTGGGCCAGCGTAATTTTTGCCGTCCCATTCAAAACTGGTCACAAATATTTTTAGTAATAAACTGTTCTGTTCTTCTTTAATAATCTCACCTCATCTTGGTAATCTTCATTCAACGAAATAAAGCCGCCTTGTCTAAATCTCATCAAAGCCATTGTAGCACTGTCACAATAATCATCATAATCGCCAAATGGAAATGATGCCATCTCTTCGATCACATCTTCTGCAAAATCATGTTCTGGTGCCCACACCATTCCAGACTCAAATATTGGCGCGACACTGTTCATTCTTGCAATTTTGTCTTGGCCTCTGCTCGGAGAATATGAGGTCACAGGTATGCCCATTCTTCTGAGCTCGTGAGTAAGCGGCGTACCAGAGGCTTTCGCCTCGATCAATACACAATCTGGCTCCCAATACCTATACTCCTCCAAAGCCATGCGCTTTAATTCTGGAAAGTCTACACGGACTCTTTTTGCATCTAATAATATGATTTCATCTGCTTCGCCCGATTCTCTATTGAAAATAGCCCAGGTTGTTATTGCCGAATAATCGGCTGTTTCTTTTTTTGAAAAAGCCGTGTCATAACTTTGTATCACATAAGAATATTCGGGTATATCTGGGTTCTCCCAACGATTCCACCATTCTCTTTTTACAATGGATCCTTCTTCTGCGGTGGGATTCTGCATCCATTGACTGTTCCATTTTGATATCGGCAAAGATGCTTTAACACCCAAAAGCTCCTCTTTTTTCCAAAATTCTGGCCATAACGGATCTTCTGATTCTGGCATAATCGCTGGAAACTCGATTACTTCCCATTGATCTGCATGATCTTCACCTTGTTTGTTTAAAACTTTACCAACCAAATCTTTGGTGCTCCAACGTGTCATTACTCCTCCTCCTCTCCCCCTTCTCTCTC